ACAACCCAAGTACTATCGGGGTTTAGTGGTTTGCGGTATTTACAGCCACCATTAAAAAAGAGAAAGACGAACTCACCAATAGAATAGATTGCTTGGATTGGCGGGTTTGATGTAAATGCACCTATATCACTAGAGATGTCATTGACGTTCTTAATCCCTTCAAGTGTACCGAAACGATTGCGAATGTTCTTGGCAAATTTATATTCGTCTTCGCCCAGCCGAGTGTCATCCACCGACATATTCATGCCGCCAACAAACGACTGTTGTGAGTAATCAGCCACGGTGATAATGCCAACGTCTTGCCAATGTTAGGCTGTCATGTCCATGCCGTCCGAATTGCATAATGCGTTTCTGCCCACGCTCAAGATCAGCTATCTTACGGCCCAAATCGCGTGTCACTTTTCCATCATAAACCATCGCTTCCTGCAACTTGCCCTGCTCTTCCATGAACAACTGCATCATCTTGTGCATCACGATGTTCTCAAAACCATAAAGCGGGAATGGATCGTTGTCGTTTTTGATGTGCTTCAACTTCTTCTTATACAAGACTTGCAAAGTATGCGAATCATCCTGTGCCGCTGTGTCATCCCAAGGAAACTCGGAGATGTCCACTATCATATACTGAGCTTCTGTCTCGTCGTGTGGTATCTCGGAGTAGATGATTGATGTGTCGGCTGTGTCCACCAACCTGACCAACCCACCGTCATTAGCTGTATAACCACCAAACCGTTCGTTGTTTGTGTCAAACCGTCTCATACCCACAACAGATGTGATGGTGCGATTGTTGTCTAGTGTGAGTGCTATTGAGTGCGGTGACGATGCAGTTGTGTAGGCCGCTGCTGCACTTGGGTAGTTTGGCCACACTTCAAGTGTTTGCCTGTCTGAAGCAGATGTCTCAAACGTCACCGCAAGCTTTTCAGTTGCGGCAATATTAGCAAACCAGTGGACTGTCAGACCAGTTGCCGAACTACCGCGAGTACCTGTGATTACCGAAGACAGGGATTTCTTGAGTGGCTCATAGCCAACAACACGCCAACAACGACTGTCACTTCTCCAGTTGTTCTGGTTGTATTCTGATAGGAGATTGTTAATACTCCAAGTCAACTTGGATTCTTTTTCTCGCATCGCACGGATTGCGTGAACATCACGACTCAACGCTATGCGCTGCTTACCGGCAACGTAGAATTCCTCTTCAACTAAAGAACCGGGAATATCAACGTGTTCATATACTGACTGCATGGCCTCGTTCAGAAAGTCGAGGATGACGTAGCGTTGGTTTGCGTCACCAGCATTAAGTCCAACCTTACGTCCAAACCTGTCAATTATGTACTCGGCACTCATCGTTTAGTGATTGCGGCGATTGTTGGCTTTGTTCTTTTTGTTATAGGCGACACCGCTGTTGTGCTTCTTTTTACGATTGCGCTTATTGCCTGACTCGATCTCTTGGTTATCCCTGTCCAACTCATGCTTCAATTCCCTTACAGCACCCAGCAATTCATCCAAGTTATCTTGCAACTCATCCCTGTCATCGACGCTCAATTTCATACTCCAATTTTGCCACCTTTCTTAACGCGGCTCTTGTGAACTCCGGTACGACTTCCCTTGCCCTTTGAAACTCCGGGTGTTGACTTAACTCCTTCACCCCCTCCAATTGTGGTGTGCTGCACGCGCTCACCATCAATAAGGGCATCAATATGACCCAACTTGTCTTCCAGCCGATTCTTTGCATTAGCTTCCTTTAAGGCATCTGCAAGCTTATAGACCAACCGTTCCAATGACGGTATGGCCTTGAACAGTGTAGCCAATAGTTTAACTACCCCCATTTGTATCGCTCTTCACGCCTTTCCTTAAAAAGACTGCCAATAACGAGGTAATCACCAAGTTTATCATCACGCCCATCTCCATTTCACCGGATAAATAAGCACCCACAGCCGCGAGTATCCCGCCAGCCGCCGTCATATACGTTTTCTTTCCTGTTAACATAGCTATTTGGTATTTAGTAACTTCTTTATTTTTATGGTAATGTAGAATAATGTAGCAAGACTAATTGAAACTTTCAGTAGTATGTCAATTTCAAGTAGCCAATTTCCTATTCCTGAGACCGAAGCCACAAGAACTTTTATATCATCGAGGTTCATGTAAAAATTTATCAATAATCATTTGCTTGGCAACCTCTATTACACCAATCATTTGCTCCATAGTCAAGTCAAGTTCCTGTTCAGAATACTCAACTGCATGGCAAATTCTGCGCGTGAAATCGTCTAGTTGTTGTCTCTCGGTCATTTCTTTTTCTTAGCTGCCTTTTTCTTAGCTGCCTTCTTCTTAGCTGCCTTCTTTGTGGCGGGTGCTTTCCAAGACTTGAGCGGGTGCTTGGGAGGTGTGCTATAAGGTTTGTTTATCGGCTTATTGCCCGTCTTTTCCGTAGCCGCTTTCTTTGCTGCTGGTTTTTTTGCCGATTTCTTGGCCGGCTTGCCTGTTGGTGGTTTAGTTACGGGCTTATCAGCTGCACTCTGCCATTTTGGTGTTGTTTTTGTAGGTTTCGGCTTTGGCTTCGCTGTCGTAGGCATATTAAAGACGCGAGGTTTAGTTGGTGGAGTATGTTTAAGTCGCCTTGGTTTAGGAACTGTCTTGGGTTTAATGTTCATCACAGCTCTAAGAAACTCTGGAACTGTGAGTGGGTTTTTCTTGCCCGTTCTACCTGTTCTTGCTTTGTTTATTCGCGCTACTGCTTTTCTAGCTTCTGATTGAATTTTCTTGTTAACCTTGGACGCGCCCGTACCCGCACCAAAAGCTAAACCTCTTGTGGTGATTTCTGTAGTTGTACCCAAACTTGTACCACCTTTTGTCGGTGTAACTTGCATTTTAGGGCTTAAGCGACTGCCAATATGTTTTTGATAAAACTTTTTTACCTCTTTTGGAACTACCTTTGATGCAGTTTGCTTAATTTTTCCACCTTTTTCTGCAAGCACTCTTGCTGGTGTGACTAATTCTGTAGCTTTTTTCGGTGGCCCCAATCCCAATCCACCTAGTGTAGTCAAAACATCAAGACCTGTTGCAGATTTTTTACTTGATGGTACGTTGGCAATTCTTATGGGTTTATCAGATTTTCGTAATCCAATTGCGTGTGCAATACTTCCAAGGTCTTCTTCAAACTTTTCCAAAGCACGACCTGTTGCTGGGGCCGTTTTTTGTAAAACATGATGCTTCAGATCACTTAAACGCGCCTTCCAGCCCATCTCGCGCCCACCAATACCACCATATTTTTTAACACGAGCAGCTAACTCTTTACTGCTTATCGGCTTTTTAGTTGTTGGCTTTGGCTTGGGTGTTGGTTTTGGAGTCGGCTTTGGTGTTGGTTTCGGTGCTGGTTTCGGCTTGGGTGCTATCGTTGGTGATGTTTTTAGGTGCTTACTTGGTGTAGGTTTGTAATTTATTGTTGTACCACCATGTTTAATTTTGGTTTTGTCGATGGCTTTACCCATGCCTTTGGATATTCGTAATGCCTTCTGTCTTGCACGCTTTCTTTTAAGTGCTGCATTCCTAGATGCTGGATCAGTACCAGCTAATTCCATTAAGCGTTGACCGCCTTTTTTTCTTTTGTATGGCATAATTTATGGTGTTGGACGGTGTGAGACGGAACTAAACGTAGGTTGTTTAGGTCGGTGTGAGATAGAACTAAATGTCGGTTGCTTAGGACGATGCGAAACCGAGCTAAATGTTGGTTGCTGTGCCGGTTGGCCGGTTGGATTACCTTGCAGCGTGCTGGGAGTTGTCCTAATTGCTTGACCTCTTGGAGTCTGTGTAATTGGGCGTTGTGCAGATGATCCCAACCACCAAGGATTTTGACCAAGTGTTGCCTGTTGAATTCCCGAATAACCGCCACTTGGTTGTACTCCACCAACAGCACGGCCAATCAACTGACCAAAATTTGCTGTTGGTTGTGATTGAACTGGTTGTTGAGTTACTGGATTACCAAATTGACCAAACGAAGCTTGGGGTTGATACCGATCAGCAATGCCAGCTTGTGACTGCATCATTTCTTGTAATGCTTTAAACTGCATCAAATCCTGTAAATAATTACGACCCGTAGGACGTTGAGAAGTAGGGTTGGGTGTTGATTGTTCAGGGCGATGGGAGACATCCTGAAAGGTTGGCTGTCTCTGTTGAAACAAATCTTGCAACATACCCCTACCAGACTGAGGAACACCGCCGCCAACAAGCCCACTATATGCTTGCTGCGCGGCAGCTATCCCCTGCGGTGTGTATGGATATTCTACTCCAGCTACATTAGGCATTAGGTACTTCCTTCAACAACCTCAACCGGCTCAACTTTCTCATCAAAGCTGGCCGCGAGCAATCCCATGAAATGATTTCTACCACCATGAGCTTGGTCGAGGTTAAAACTGATCTGTCGAATCTTGTTCTCAAGATCAGCAACGTGGTTAAGTAACACAACCTGTTCTTGCGAAAGGTCTGCTACGTTATGTTCCTCACCGTTGATAACAACGGTCTGCTTGTTTTCTGTTTCTTCTTTTTTAGCCATAGCCAAATTATTTCTTTCGCGTCTTCGTCGAAGATTTTACCGCAGCTTTCTTTCGCGGGAAGGAATAGTATCTACCGTCTTTACCTTTGGTTATTTTATTCCCTGCCTTGACTTCTCCGGCTACAGTGTTTTTGTAAGTCTTATGTTTTCGTCCCTTTAACAGCATTCCAGTCAATTTTCCAGAAGGCACACGACTATACCAATGATCATCTGGAGAAGACCACATATCACCTACTTTCATAGCGGTCTTGTAGTCATAACTAGACCCTTCTGGATCAAACGGTGGCTGGGCTTTTTGTGGGCCAAGTTTCTTGGCCTTCGCTTTTTGCGATTTCTTAACGGTTGTCACTTTCTTAACTACAGCCTTTTTTACCGGCTTCTTTTTTACCGATTTCTTTTTCTTCGGTG